TTCTTCAGCTTTATCGAGTTCATTTTTATAAGAAACTAAAGCATTCTTTGAGATCTTAATTGTAGCTCGATGTTCAGAAATTGTAAGGCTTCGAGTCGATACTTCATCTTCAACATTTGAGATCTCGTCTAGACGTGCTTTATATTGATTTGCTTGATCAGTATATTCTTTGATTTGATTCTCGAGATCTGAGATCATCTTACCTTTTTCGGTAACAGCAGACTCTTTATAATGAGCGTTGATGTCTTGTTTACATGTAGGACATTCATCGTGATCATGATAAAAAGCGAGATCCTTCATTGCTTTGTTTAAGTCTAATCGAAGAGATTGGATTTGGTTATTTGCCTCTTCGTTTTTCGATTTAACATCCGCTTTATCTTTGATTGTCGCAAGGGATTCTTCGATTTGATTTTGAATACCCTCGATAATTTCTTTCTCCGATTCAATCTTCGATATGTGTTCACTCATCTTCTCCTTGATTTTGTCAACTTCATCTTGACGAATCTGACGAATAGAAGCATTATGAGATTCTGCAGACTCAATCTTCGACTCAGTTAAATCACGCTGATAACTATTTTCTGTAATCTGTTCTTTGTTGTCGTTAGTTTTATCTTTTAAGAGCGTATTCATTGTACTAAAGACTTGAATATCTAACAAGTCTTCAATGACTTCACGTCTTTGCCACGCAGGAAGTTCCATAAAAGGAACGTACGTAGCACTTCCGAGAACAACGATTTGATTGAAAGATCTATAGTTAAGTTTTAAGATGCTTTGCTCAAGGTATGCTTGATAGTCTTTTGCAGCAGCATCTTGGTTAAGTAGTTGACCATCTCGATAAATCTCAAAGAAGTGAGGTTTAATTCCTCGCTTAACAAGATACGTGTTCTGGCCAATTTGAAACTCAAGCTCAACGTGTAACTCACGACCATTAATACTGTTCATGAGCTGATTTTTTGTAATCTTACGAAAAGCTTTACCGTAAAGAGCATAAGTAATGGCGTCTAATACAGTTGACTTACCACTGCCGTTAGATCCACTAATTAATGTTGTTGGTTTACGATTTAGTTGTATTTCTGTAAAGTTATTTCCGCTCGATAGAATGTTTTTGTATCGTAGCGTTTTGAAGATTATTTTCATGCATTCCTCTACACACTGAGTGCTTCATTATATAACTCATCAACGATTGTTTTAATGCTGTTCTTATTAACACGAGTTTCTAAATTATCGATGTATCCATGAAGAATTTCTTTCGTGTCTTTTGTTTCGTCTAGAATTTCTTCTACACCTTCACTCTCAAAGTTCAGCGTATCTTCAATTGATTTTACATCAGCCGCACCTTCACTTGCTAAACGATTTAAGAACATATCATGAATGTAAGGATTCGTTCGATTCTTTACGATCACTTTAATATATGCGTCTTTTACGTTAGAGCAGTCTAAATTAGCGATATCATCAATCGTCATGTCTGCGTCATCATATTCAATTTTATGAAACACCTGGAATGGATTAAGTATACGTTCCATTTCACGTGTTTCTGTGTCAAAAACATGGAAACCACGACGACCTTGATAATCTGACCAAGTCATTTCATAAGGTGCACCGAGGTAATTAATATTACCGTGACTAGAGGGATGATGAAAGTGGCCTGACCAGACTTGTTCAAACTGCGAGAACACTTTCATATCAACACCGTGAGTACAAACTTGCCCTTTTATCATCTCAAAACCTTTGAGCTCGAGATGACCACAGAGAACATCAGCCTTAGATTCTTTGATCTCTTCAAACATCCTGTTCGCATTAGTCCTATTAATCCATGGAACCATTATAAACCGAGTTGATCCAAATGTCAACTCTTTTGTTTCGTCCTCATAGATGTGAGCATTTGAGTACTCTCGAAGAAGCAAATCCATACTATTCACTTCATTTGTGTTTGTATAATAAGTAGTGTGATTACCTACGAGCGCGTGATATTCGATTCCTCGTGAGGCCATCTGATCGAAGAAGAATTCTTTTCCTCGTTTTAAAGAAACGAAGTTAACGTACTTACGACGATCAAAAGTATCACCAAGATCAAATACAACTTTAATATTGTGTTCGTCCAGATAAGGGAAAAATACTTCTTTAAAGAATCTTTCTTGATGATCTGCAAAAATTTTCGAGTCACCACGTACTCCTATGTGCATGTCTGTTACAACGGCTATTTTCACTTTTTCTTCTCTTTATCTTTTTCAAGTTTATTTTCAAATTCTTCAACAAAATCATTAATATAATCTGCATTCATTTGAAGATTTAATTGAATTTCATCACCTTCGTTAGTAGAGTATGTAGCACCTCTATGAAGCATGTTTTGAGAAGATTTATAACGAATATACATTTGTTTCTTTTCTTTTTGAATACGCCTTAGAAATGCATACCAAATAATTTGTGTAAAGTAAGCAAATGGATTTTGTGATTTTTCAGGATTAAAGTTATTAATATATTGTAAGCAATTCTCAATACCATCACTAATCATATCTTCTTTATAAGAATATCCTGAAAAATTAGGTTTTGTTGCGAGTCTTGTCGCGATCTTATAGATACATTCACCGATATAGTCTGGAACTCGAGGAGTATTTTCTCCTTGATCTTCAGCTTCTCGACAATCTTTTTGATAAACGATGAGTGCTTCTAAGAAGTCCTTGTTATTAACGTATTCACGTTTGCGGGCCATAGGTCCTCCTTGTAAATTGGGAGTAAGCCCCACGAAGGGGCTTCACTCGATTTCAATTTAGAACAGATATTTAACTGATGCTTTCAATGAGTCTTCGTTCTCAGTGATTACACCGGTGCCAAGATTTTGACTTTCTGTCATATGATAATATAGACCTATTTCAACAGGTCCTTGTGTATGTACAGCACTTAAGTAATTTCCATTAGTGCCGAGATCGTCGTTTTCAGTGCGGTGGAAACCAAACACAAGCTCGTCTGTTAGACCATAAAGTACACCATAGTCAATACGATCTTCTTTTGTATAGGTTCCTGTGTCCTTATCATCCCAGATTTCTACACCTGCGACAAGAGGGATGCCCCAACGACCAAGACTTGTTCCGATTGAATAACCTTGTTGATTGTTATCTGTATCGGTAATTCCGTCTTTATCACCAATCTGCATGTATGATACTTCTGCATACCCGAGAATATTTGCAGTTACACCTGCGTATAATGTCTCTGAATTTGCGTCATAAGCAACTACGCCACCGATCGGCATATCTCTTTGTACACCATGTGTATCAAAATCAAATTCGTTGTTGTTATCCCAACCACCGAATGTAATCGCAATCTTTTCGTTGTGATCAATACGTGAGTTTGATTCTGTAATAATTAAAGGTGCACCAATTTTTTGTGTCTTAGCAAAACCTAGGCGTTGTGCGTCAGTTTCACCGAGATAAATTCTTGTGTTTTGACCAATACCTAAACCAACTTGCTTTTCTACAAGAGTATTGTTAAGAGATGTATCCAACGAGTAGTGTGAGTCAAATTTTACACTACCACCTGCCCAATTAATAATTCCTGCGTCTACGTTACTTTGTAAACCTGTAACGAATTCTGCACGACTATCTGTATGTGAATCATAAGTATCTTCATCATAAAAGATCTCGAATTCACCATTGACGAATAAGCCATCGGGTAGACTAATTCGATTTTCAAGAGCCTCTACTCTATTTTCGAGGGACTTGGGTTCTGATGTTTCTTGAGCAATTGCTGAACCAGCAACCATAAGACTCAAGAAAGCAACAAGAGTAGTTAGTTGTTTCATTGTTATTTTACTTTCCTTTTTTTATCGATAAATTACACGCGTACTACGTGCGGTATATTTAGGTATTACGTACGTACCTAAAATTTAATATACACTCAAAATCCATAAATGTCAACAGCTTTATGCATATATCTTAAAAAAGATACATTCATTTTCGTTTTAAGTTTTTGAAATTTTTTTACATTTTTTTCAAAAAAAACGGTTGACATATTTCACGCACTGTGTATAATCGGATTTATCCGTAACCAACCAGTAATAGATCTAGATTGAAACATTGTATATTTTAAAAGGGAATTGTTCGTTCCCATAGATCTCAATCCTTTTCTTAAAATGTTTTAAGGTATAGTTTTCGAATGAACCCGATGAAAGATCATCAGTGATATCATAGAGTGTAGCGTAATCGGCATCATTTCCTTTACGGAGAGTTCTGCCAATACTTTGAAGAACCTTAATTTCTGACTTCGAACCCGAAGCAAAAATCACATTATCCAACTTCTTAAGATTAACTCCAGTTGAAAAAACTCCATATGACGCCAAGATGTCGTGCTGTTTGATAGGGTCGTTTTCAACCAAGTGACGAATGTTTTCACGTTCATCTCCTTTTGTTCCTCCGTAAATAAAATGAAGTTGTCGATCTTCTCTCCGAAGGAGAGGTTCTAATACTTTTCCATGCTTCTCGACTAGATCAAAGAGAATCAGATTGTTTTGATCCTTCAGTGACCAGAGAAGATTTCGAATGAATATGTTTCTTTTATGATTATTTGTAATGAAAGCGCGTTCCGCGGAGTATTTTTTAGCGGTGTCAACACTTTTCATTGCGTCTTTAAATTCTTTTTTCGTATCCTGTTGATAATCAAGAACAATTGCTTTTACTTTAAAATCTGCAACAGTACCTTGATCAATTAGATCTTTTGTACTCACGTATTTTTTGACTTCACCAAAACAACCTTCGAGTACAAGACGATGAGTTTTACTCTCTTCAGATTTAAGTGTACCTGTGAATCCATGGCGATAATGACAATTCATGAGCTTATCCATAATCGTTTGTAGGGATTTTGCTTGAAATTGATGAGCTTCGTCACCCAAAACGACACGGAACTGATCAAACCAATCGCGATTAAGCTTAACAAGAGACTGCCAAGTACTAATTACGATTGGAGCGTCGGTGTTCTTATCAACACCACCTTGAATTTTATAGATTAATTTAGGATCACACCCATAATCTTCAAAGTCGCCTGCCATCTGATGAACAAGACCAATTGTAGGTACAATGATAAGTGTTCGATGTTGATACGCTTGATAATAATGTTGTTGAAGTAAGTAGATAATTAAAGATTTACCAGAAGACGTAGGTGATAAAGATAAAGAACGATTATGTCGAATTGCGTTTACAACATATTCGTTTTGGTAATCACGAGGT